GGACCATTTCTCCAGAATCCAACTAGATGAGTTTTTCTTATTGTCTCCGCCCACTGAGAACTGAAACTCAACCTGGGGATCGTTGACGAAAGCTTCCATCTCAGGAACGTTACCTGAGGTTCTGTCACCACCATTGACAAAAATGATTTTATCGGCAGAACCGAAGGCGTTCTTGACCCTACGGATAGCATCCACTGCAGTGTCATCGCTATCATCAAAACTAATGACTTGCATGATGTTTTTAAACTGTCGTAGGATATACTCGCGCTCCCGCCATGGCAGGAAGGCTTGTCCCTTCTTACGTGCTAACCACTCATCTGAGTTCAGGCCGATGATGACCCGTCCCATCTTAGCGGCGTCATTGATCAAGTCAATATGTCCAGAGTGGATTGGATCGAACCCACCCGTGAACACGACAATGTTATCACTCACCATCTTCTTCTTCATCCAAATCCAGCTCGAGTTGTTTCTTTACCTCGAATTTGCCCATTTTCTTCAAACGAATAACAACTTCATCACCATCAAGCCAGAGGTCTTTACCCTGCTCAATGTCAGTAATCTCTTCAGATGTGAGAAAGTCCTTATAGATGTTATTTACCAGCTTGTTAAACCACCGCTTCTCAAACGAGACCTGTTCAAACATCTCTCCGCCTTTACCGACAGTGATGCCGGAATAGTTGTGGAACATGAAAGCCGAATGATCGGATACCTCAAAAGACTCTGATGCCAGGAAGATCATGGTGGCTGCAGACATGCAAGCGCCTTCAACGGAAGTGATGATATTTCCATTAGACTCTGTGATACAACGCATCAACTGAACAGCCGTAAACAGATCACCGCCATAACAGTTGATATGGATCTTGATGATGTCTGATTTGCCTGCAGTACGAAGAAGTTCAAACCAATCAGTATATTGATCTGCTGACTTAATCTCACCTGTTAGGTAAAGGTCGTGTTGTTGAACAAGGGATTTACCAGAGAAGATATTCTTGTTCTTTTGTCCCATACCAAACATTTCGTCCAGTGGTGCAAATGGATCTGCGTTCATGCTTTACCTTTCAATTCAGCTTCACGTCGAGAATTAGACGTGTCACTTTTGTTACGTGAGGTCTCATACTTTCTGCCGCACTCATTACATACGTGAAAGTATTGATTATACAGCTCGCCGTTACGAGCTTTCTTTTCGATGGCAATCACACTATCAAACTTTTCCAGGCACATGTTGGTGGAACAAAAAGTCCCATCAACATTGTAGTACCTGACATCTGATTTAACTGGCGTGATCTTCTGAGGCTTCAGCCTGTTCTGCTCTGTATTGTTCGATGGTTGCATTTAGCTTTTCCGTCCAATCATCTCTTTGTTCTACAAAAACAAGTGGGTGGTCATTGTCAACAGACATGACTGTCACGAGTTGCGTAATCGGCATGCCGGTCCGCTCCTCCCACATGATTGCGTAAGCAGCTTCCTGCATGAAATAGTTGTAACACTTACTACGAGTCTTACGTTTCTTAGATGTCTTGAAGTCAATGATAGACAACTTGCCATCAAACTCAGCTACACAGTCTACGCGACCTGCAACACCGAGGTGGTGCGAGTACAGTGGCTGTTCCTGAGCATAAACTCTTCCCATACGCTTATCAATAACATATTTGATGTCTTGAAAGTTTTCTAAGATATGGGGAAAATAGCCTGCATCATAATCAGGCTTATTATCTATATAATCCTCTACGATCTGGTGAACTGCAGACCCACGTGTAGTTGCGATACGGGATACACGATCCGCTTCTGCATCACCCACACGACGGCGCCATGCAGCGATACCATCACGAGAGAGGATAGAGAGGACAGTAGTGATCGAAGGGTACTTCTTACTGTCCTCTGTAAAATACATGCGACCATCATCAGTTGTTTCTGAAAGAAGGTCATCATAATCAAAGTGAACTTTAACGTGTTCAAACGTTTTGCGGGACGACATTGTGTTTTACTTTCACGTAGTTACATTACAACATTAAAATCAAAAACTATACTGCACCTGTTGCAGTCATTTTCAGGAACAAGCTCGTTTGGCATGTTGCTGATGGTATGTAAAATTCTACCGTTGAAAACTGTCATGCTATTTTCTACTGCCGGTAGAATAAATTTATCTTCTACACTAGTACCATATTCAGGATGCTCACTGCGAACAAAATAGCAGAAGGTAAAATCACTTTTGTGTGAATGCATTCCATATGTGCCATTTTTTACAGTAAGATTCGCCCAACTTCTATCTAATTCTAGATTGAGCTGCATGCAGGTTTTCATATAGACATACAGTTTATTCCAATGAGAAAGGTGCTTGACTCTATCATGCAGAAATGGCGGAGTCTGCAGTGGTGGCACATTATCAGAAACATACCCTTGAGAAACTAATGATTTAACATCATGAAAACACGCTGACCTTTCTTGATCAGAAAGTACATTTTCAAAGATCGTAAATCGATTGCCGTCAAGGATCAGCTCTTTCATTGTGAGTATCCAACGGTTTCCCTAACGATATCATTATGTGAAAATTCTGCCCAATAGACCTCAAAGGCCACGCAGTCTTCGATACATTCAAACTGGTGATATACACCAGGTTTTACTTTGGTCCACTCACCGGGACCTACGATAGTCTCATCGACTAGATCATAATCATTCTGCCATACACGAATAAGCAGATAACCAGATTCCACAAAGAATCCGTTCCATTTAAATTCGTGTTTGTGTTTGGAACACACTCCACCTTTCTTGGTGAAGATACGGTGAAACTCTAGCGCACCGTTGGCTTCAATCAGTTCCGTGGAACCCCATACTTTACCGGCAATCATTACCTGACAAACTCCTCATCATTATCATCATAGTACTCAATCTTTTTGTACTTACGAAGATACTTATCATCCTCGTTATCTGCTCCTGACCGTTTGGGTCCTTTTGGATATTCCCCAATGGTCATCTTTTTATGACGTCCGTTCTTCTTATTACGCGGGTCGAAGCGTGAAAACTTAGCCAATGTACATTTCCTTTCTCCTTTACTTGACTTTCAACATTTCCTTGGTCATGATATAATCGCGGACAATGCCTGACCGGACAATGTCCTCCCAACCAAACTCAAAAATCTCAAAGTCTTTCATTTGCTCTACGATGGTTAGGAACTTGAGTATGCCGTCTCTGTCTTTTTCCTTATCAAAGTCAGATTGGTAGTAGTCACCTGACAAGATGACCCGGCATTCCCTACCGATACGAGTGATCACAGAATCCAGTTCATGGAAGTTGAGGTTTTGCATCTCATCCACGATCACTACCGAATTGTTAAACGTGGTCCCTCGAATGAAAGATGTAGACTCGAACTTAATAACTCCGGATTGTACGAGCTTATTCCAGGCATCACCCTCACTGAATAGTTCATCACAGATCGAGCGGTAGGGGCCGGTATAAGCATCCTTCTTTTCATCTTCATTCCCAGGCAGGTAACCGATATCCCGCGTGGGTACAATTGATCGAACCAGTACGACTTGATCATATGGGGTCTCTCTATCCAAAACCTCTTCGAGTGCGAGGTATAATGCTACAAATGTTTTTCCGGTCCCTGCCGAACCTGCAAGTACTATATTATCACCTTTTTCGAAGCTTGTAAACACTTTTTTTTGTGTTTCAGTGATTGCTTCGATCTCAGGTAGGTCTTCGAGTTTCAGTTTTAAGGACCTGACGCCTTTTTGCTTAGACATTAATGCTATTGTTCTTTCCAGAGTTTTTCTTGATGTTCTTCAACACGTCTTGCCATCCGCTACCCGCACGGCGATGAGCTGCCATGCTGGAGGATACCGTAGCAGGCATTTTGAACACCTGTTTCAAGTGTTCGTTATCCTCTAGAAGCTTCTTGAACTCATCGTATGGCATATTCACCTCTGCATACTCATCATTAGAAAGATTTTTAACTGTATAAACTGGCATATCAAACCTCAGGAAATAAACATTTATCGATAAACAAACGGACGTCATCCTCACCAAGTCCTAGAGACGTCATGGTTCTTGGAGTATGAGGGTTTTGTTTTTGGTAATGGGCATATCTGTTTTGTGCGTCTTTTCCCAAATCATCGTGAACGTAAATACTGTCATAAGAACCAATATTGTCCAGGTAATATTCCGAACCCTCATGAATCATCTCCGTAATCATATCTATCTCGGATTCTTCTGACACGTTTCCAGCAGCCACCATATGTCGACTGAAGATTTGTTGAGCCCATTCTGGAAGTGTCCTAGTCTTGTTGTAACCGTACTTGGCCATAGTGTTTCCAAACCATGAAATCATTCTATGACTCTTATCAGTGGTAGGGCTGAAATCAAAGAAGCATCCGGTGATCTTTTTCTGACCGGCGATGATATCAAATCCAAAGATAGGGGCATCGCTTTTCAAATGCGGAAAGACACAGACGTGCATCATCCACAGCTTCTTGGTTTCTCTGGCGTCTACGACGTCGACATGAGCTCTACGATAAGCATCAGAAGTCCACACCCGATTAACCCAACCGGGACGATTGAACTGATCCATCCCTTCCTCTTGGATTTCTGTACCCGTGCTCTCAAACTTATTCTCTAAAAAGTTTTGGATCTCGACTAAACGATTCCAGATCATCGATGTTATCCAGTTCTACAAATAAATCCGTAGCGAAATCAAAAGCGATCTTTGCCTCATCCGCCATATCATTATTTAGCTTTTCTCTTAATTTGAGTTTAAGGTTCTCAACGTCCTCAAACTCGTAGAACCTACCTTTGCCAGGTACCTTCTTGGCGATCATCTGACCACCAGCCATGTCACCCATGTGTCGAACGTAGATGTGAGCCAATAGTTTACTCGGCTCGTTTCGAATGGATCTAAAATACTCGCAATATTCATTTGTTGTGTTCAACATGGGAGGAATCGAGTACCCATCCAGAAGTTCCTCGTAATCAGTCCAGATTTTGTCTGCACGACGAATGGACTCAATACCTTCCAGCACCCCGGCTTGCCATGCGATATTCTCCAAGGTGTTGTAGATGAATCCCATGTTGTAGAGATAAGTGACATACTCATAGGTATCAATCTTACCAGAAAGTAGTTTCTTGGCAAACCCTTGCCTCTCTGCGACTTTATGTTGATCTGCAGTCAACTCACGAAGTTTAAGCATTCTCGTATACCTTGTTGTATTGATTGTTGACTTTAACAAATGTAGCACACTTGGTCAGGTCTTTGATCTGCTTTGCTCCCACGTATGTACACGTGGACCTGAGGCCACCTAGAATATACTGCACCGTGTCAGCAACTGCACCACGGTATGGCACAAGGATATCACGACCTTCTGATGCACGATAGTCCTTTAATCCACCTGCATGCTTCTTGTTAGCTGTATTGGATGACATACCATAGAACTGCCGAAACTCTTTGCGTTCGATAACAGGCTTATAGATTTCGTCTTCTTTCATATAGTAGTATTCGTTGTTATGGATATATTTATGTACTGGTTCGCCACCGCCTTCATCATGTCCTGCTAGCATGCCACCAAGCATTACAAAGTCTGCACCTGCTGCGAATGCCTTGGCTACATCTCCCGGAGAAGTGCAACCCCCGTCAGCAACAACATGACCGCCAAGCCCATGAGCGGCATCAGCGCACTCGATAACCGTCGATAGTTGCGGATACCCAACACCAGTAACAATGCGAGTAGTACAAACAGATCCAGGACCAATGCCCACTTTAACCACGTCAGCTCCATTTAGAATCAACTCCTGTGTCTGATCAGCAGTAACCACGTTACCTGCAATGATAATGTTATCAACACCACAAAGCTCACGGATAGACTTTACAAACTGGACATACTTCTCCATGTAACCGTTTGGTGTATCGATACAAATGATTGGGAATTTATACTTAAGCTCTCTGACTTTCTCGTAGTCTGTATCCTGCATGCCAATGGTCAGACAAAGACTCTCTTTCATGCGCCAGCTATCTTTCATAGCTGCATGACTATATACATTACGAAGTTCTTCTGGAGTGTACGATTTATTGAGTGCTACAAGCATGTCGTCTTCTGCGAGAACCTTAAGCATCTCAAAAGTACCGACGCCATCCATATTAGCTGCGATAATAGGATTGACGTCGATCTTTCGTTGAGAATGAGGAAATGCAAATGTTCGAGTGAGCTTAACCTCTTTTCTAGACGTTAGTGTTGAACGCTTAGGACGAAGAAGAACGTCCGAGTAATCTAGTTTGGTGTCACTCTCAATGTGCATCGTTGCCTCTCTTGTATGGTGCCGCCACCAAGGTTCGAACTCGGGACCTGATGATTACAAATCAACTGCTCTACCAACTGAGCTATAGCGGCTGTTAGATGTTACGCTAAATTTATATATGAGCTTACTACGTACTTTGGTCCACTGATTGGGATATCACCCTTATGTGGATACATGAAATAAGGTGGGAAACAAACGACTGAACCCTTACGTGGTTTAACGGACATGACCTTCTCATTGATCAGGAACTGAGTCGCGCCGCCTTCTTCTACATCATTCAGGTACCAGAACATGACAAGCATTCGCTTTCCAGACTCAGCGGATGCTACATCGGTATGCCATTCAAAATATCCTTCACCCGGCTCGTATCTTTTAACACGAGGTGCTTCATATGAGATTCGTTTGGGAAACAAACCAAAAACGTCTTGAATATACTGCCGGTATGCTGATTCCATCAAACCTGCCATCTGGTTAAACTCTTCCAGAAGAGACACGTCGTCCATCAGATTGATCTCTTTGAACTTCATTAGTTCATCGTCACGTTCAATCTTATGCTCAGAGTTATCATAATGATCAATGAGTTTATCACATAACTCATCAGGCATCATTTTCTGATAGACCTTTACATAGTCTTGGAGCTTTTCCATTACTTCATCCTAAACGAATCTGGCTTACCCCATACTTCATTGGAGCTAATCCGAATATATCGATTCTCTTTTTGACTCCAAACCGTAATGTTAGGATTCTGCTTCTTGTTCCAGCGATTGATCTGATCAAGACGCTTACGAAACTCTTTCGAAATGTTTTTATTTGTAGTCATATCCATTATACAAACTCCAAGTCAATAGTTACGTGTTCGATAAAACCGTCACCGGTAAAGTACGGCATCTCTACATCATCATAGCGATCTTTAATAAGGGTGGATGCATCTCCGTTGATTTGCACCACACCCGCATCGTTCCAGGTATTAACCTTGACGTTCCAATCGCCGGTGTAGATATTAGGTTCATCATCTCGCACCCACTGCATTACAGCGCCAAGTGTCAGATCAGCATCAATACCTTCATCATCTTCAACGAGATATTTGATTGTCGCTTGTGGTTGATCCAACCACTCTGCATCCGAGTAATATGCAATAGCAGGAACTTCACTTTCTGTAGTTTCTACCTTCTCTTCTGAGAAAACTTCCTGGTAGAGAACCCATCCACCAACAAGTGCAGTTAAGGTAAGGGCAACTGCTCCAAGTCCAAGAAATAACATTTCTTTCTCCTATAATAATGGCCTGCCCGGTAGGATTCGAACCTACGACCGTCGGTTTAGAAGACCGATGCTCTATCCAGCTGAGCTACGGGCAGATAATAAATTAATTACAATTTTGGCTTCGACAGATAGTCACTGAAACATTCACTTCGATTTCGTCAACTACAATTGCAGTCTCTGCAGCAGCTGGAGTAGCGCATGCACCCACGGCTACTAAACTTAGGATGGAAAGGATTCTTTTCATTGTACGTCCTTAAGAGTTTCTGTCATCGATGAACAAATGCTCGCAGTGTAAAGTCCGCCGGATGCAACGGTACCTGCCAGAGCACCAGTAGCTGCACCAAACAGTGCATCGGTACCGCCTACGTTACCGTCAGAAAGAACAATCATAGCGGCCGTGCCAGCGACAGCGCCAATAGTTGCATACTGTGGCATCTTTTCGTTGTAGTACACTACGTTTGTGCATTCATCGAGAGGTTGAATGATCTGTGCACAGCCAGTAAGGGCAAGTGCAGCGATAGAACCGATAATAGCGAATTTCATATTAAGCTCCTACGATAGAGTGGTAAATGTCTTCCCATCCATTTACGCGGTTTTCATACGGTAGGTGACGATTGTGTGGAAGATCAATCAAGAATGAATGTAGACCCAACTCATCACCAAGTTCTGCGTTTTGTACTTTATCTTCTACCCAGTAACAACCACTGTTACGATAGGGCTCCAAGGCCTCATCTTTATCGGCGCCAGTATCCAGGCAGACAAGTTCATCGATTACCTCTTCACCGAATAGATCGTGAAGATTTTGTAACCGTGCCTTGTAAGCGTATTTATTCAGCGACAAAGAGGTGATGACACGAAGCACGTATCCACCTTCTTCGTACAGCTTACGTACGTATTTAACAGCATCGTAATGGGGAGTAAGATGTGCAATTGCCGCAGAGTTATTAAACTCTTGTACCAGACTATCTCCTTTTTCTTTGTTAACAAAACCATATCGTTTCCATACAGAATAGCCTGTAGGATTTTGTTCGGCATAACCACGTTCGGCCATAAACTCTTTAAAGCCAAAGAGCCAGTCAACGAGTACGCCGTCGCAGTCAGTGAGAATTACTTTTTCATTCAGATTCGTCATTTTCTTCTTTCTTAATAAATTGACTATAGTCTATACCCATCAGTCTTCCCATAGGATTTTTAGTTAGGTATAGATTCCAAAATGTACGGGTAAAGTTATACTTCCAGTAATCTTTAAGCCTGGGTACAACAGGGTCACGCATGTCTAAGTCCTTCTTGCATGTCCTTTACAAACTGTTTACCTTCGTCGACCCATTGATCGAGAAACAAATGAGAAAGGCGATCGACCATTACGCTACGGGTTTCATATATAGTATCATCATCATATACGAAGTAGAAGTAACCTGGAGCATCATAGAGAGCTAGGTTAGGCTCTCCAATCTGCTTGAGTATAGTTTGACGTTTCATGCCATGTTCCTGTACAGCATTTCGTAGTACCAATCCGGATCGGCGTCTTTGAGGATACCAAGTGGAGTGCCACCATCTTTCATCAGTTTTGAATACTGTTCTACGCTGAACAGCTCCACGATCTTCTTCTGCACCCGATATCGGGTGAAAACCCCACCGTGCTTGAAGCGAGCGATAAAGAGAGGCTTACGGGTACCTACGCGAGATGGGTGGACGTTTGGACCTTCCTGGTAGTACTCAGCGCCTTCGTAGTCGCCGAGGTAGTTGAGGTAACCACCGAAGTACTGGAACTGAGTCTTGTCAAAAGCAGTCATGATGTGAACCTTTCGTGTATCAGCTTATATATGTAATATAGTACCTTACACGTGGTTTGTACATAGGTAATTTGTACTTTTTTCAAACTATTAGTTAAGTTTTTAACATAAAAGAGGAGAGAAGCTTTTGTATACTCCTCTCCCCCCGTAATGATATATGGATTATAAACTGTTTCTCACGGTTTGTACACAGTTAATTGTAGACTTGATCCTCCATGTCAGATATTGATTTACCTAAGAAATCCCTTTTAAGTCTCAGTTTCCTCACAAGGTCTGAACGACCCATTTTTGCCATCTTGTACTCATAGTGTTCTAATTCGCGGTAGTCTTTTCTGAGTCTCTCGATTTGGGAAATGATCATAGAAAGATTCCTTTAGTGGTTAAGGTTCAAAGATCATAACGATTAGGGGAGGATACTTGGAAATGCCTCCTTCACTACTGCAGATGTGATGCCCTTGAAGGGTTTTTTCTCTTTCATCTGCAATACGATTTTAGCATCTTCAGGATGGATAGCCTCAAGAAGCTGAATGAAAATACGTTCTCTCTTGAATGGTCTGACGTCATTGCCTTTGGGTGCAACGAAGTACAGCATCTTCTTCAATTGTTTTTCCAAGGTGCTTGGAATACTCTCAGGCCTGTTCGGAGTATATGGTGGATCTCCCTCGGGAAGAAGGAACTTCACACCTGGGTTATAGGTGCCTTGTAAGATTGTCTTTAGGGCAAAGGATTCATTCTCTTTCAAAACCTGAATCTTATCTGCCTTTTTGTTTTTAGCCGACACTTTTTTCAGAATCTCATGCACATACAGATTCATTTTATTCACCATCATCTTTATCCTTTTTGATGTGTCTTGAGTTGATCCTACATTGGATGTACTCGTTATAATAATCGTCTCTCAATAGTACGTCGTGCTCGAATTGAAGCTTTGCCTCATAGTACGAGCATTCGCCCTTAGTCTTACAAAATCTAAGAATTTCTCGGTAGTATTTTTTTGCTTCAGGGTCAGGACCGTAGTTGGCCACTTCCTCTTGAAGCAATTTGTTGGAGCCGTAGTACTTTCTCCAGTCGGATTCTTTAGTGACGTATTTTGCTCTGGATTTGCCTTTGACCTTCGTCTTGCGTCTGTTCCAGAATAGTTTTTTACCAATATATTTCTTGTTTGTATCCAAGTCTTGAATACGATAAACAAATCCAATATATTCCTCCGGAGCCGTTTTTGGCTCATACGGTTTGAATTCATGATACCACATATGTAAAAAAATAGTCCCAAGTTGTTCACTCAGGACTATTTATCATTTTGCTAGAAATCGATTTCGCAAGCTCCGCCGGCACAAGCTGCCGCACCGAGCGTATCCACATCAGTAAACTTCTTTTCAGTTAGCTCACCAATCCAGTCGATCTGTTGATATGATCGTTTGATCTTCTCCCACTTGTGAATTAAGTGAGCATCTTTCAAACAGTACTCTGCTTGTTTAAGATCACCTTCTAGATACTTGGATGCAAACGCCTGGAAACGACGTACCCAGTCTTTCTTCATAGTGTTCTTGGAGTTTTCAGCCGAGATATCCTCGCCAAATCCTTGAGCAGTACTGCAGGCCATCCAAAGATCTCCAAAGGCTTGCAGGCCATCCACAACGAGACCAGAGGCTAAAACAGCCGCCACGCCATATTTTTCCACCATCTTTTCAGCGTCGATGACTTCAGTATTTGGCGCTTGATTAAAATCTTTGTCGCCAGAAGTAGACAAGAAAGAAATACCAGCAAAGCTATTCCTATTGCTATAAACATATTCAGCAACATCGTCCCAGTCCTCTACTAGAATTGTGTTCGATACGTTATGACTAACAGTTGGATCCGCACAGAGATCTTTGTTTTTACCTGGATTTACCCAGTGCTTCTGTGCTTTGGCTACCAGATCAAGATGCTTAGTACCAATCAGATCATCTTTAAGAAGTGAATCCTTCTTAGGGGTAATAGGGAATGAAACGACCCAGTCACTACCAGATGCAGACCATACAGATTCTTCAACCATATCTGGATTAGTCTTAGCAATTAACTGTGCAATCTCAGACTCTTTGTTTAGTTGGATATTTCTAATGTACCTTTCAGAATGTTCAGCGTGTATTCCACTTGCAGTACCCAAGAGTACAGAAGCATTGCCGCTAGGCTTAACGCAAGTAGTCCGAGCAGCAGCATTAATCCCGAGAAGATTAGCAACTCGAGCATTAGTCTCTTTAACAATCTTGGCGCCTTTTTCCAAGATCTTTTCATCGAATAAAACATCAGGGTTATTCATCCATCCAGTGATAGACACCCCAAGCAGAGCTTCACGGTCAAAGATCTTCTTGGATGTATCAGATAAGAATTTAAAGTCGGTGTAACCAGCTTGAAGTGTACCAAGGATCGATGCGGCCTCACATGCCTTATAGAATGATTCCTCATCTACGCACTGCCCACCGTTGATCTCTGTCAGGTTGCACCCCTGCCAACCAGACTCACCATCGATCTGTGGGAACATACCAATCTCTACACACGGATTGGTTGTATGTTCTGTGGATTCTACAAACACGAAACCAGGTTCACCAAACTGCTTGATAGAATCCATGATCGCCATGAAGTCTTCCTTCTTGGTTTCCTTACGAACAATCACTGCAGAGTTATTAGAACGTGCACGCTGTGGGTTGTCTACAAACCAATTACCGGTCTTAGCGTTCATCATCTCTGTGTCAGTTGGAGTAAACAGACAGATAGTTGCAGAACGCCGCACACCGCCGCTCAGGACCGCGTCAGCACAATGCATCGCAATATCGTAGACATGGATTGGTCGTAAAGAAACTGGACCATTTTTTCCCATTACCAGACCTTGAATCAAGTACTCAATACGATCCAAAGCCATCCGTAAACCATCAGGGCCCGGTGCTTTGAATCCACCAGAAATCTTTGCGCCTTTGGGTCGAATGTTTGTTAGGTCAAAGAATACACGACGACCTTCAAAGTCAGGATGTGTACCGCCACCTACAAAATAGGATGACATTAACACGTCTAGAGCTGCAGCCCAACCTTCAATAGAATCCTCTACGACATATCCCTTAGCTTGCTTTTTACGATCAACGACCTGAGGAAGCTTGTCTACATGATGTGTCTGTACAGAGAAGCCTGCACCTGCACCACATAGTAGAATATAGAAGTACTCACCGAAGAAAGACGCACGGTCTACATATGAAGAGGTACAGTTATACATTTTCATTTGATGTTTAACTAACTGATCACCACCAAACTGAAGAGCACGTTGCGCACCGAGTACACGCTTCTCTTTATAAGCATTAGAAGCAATGGCCATTTCGTTAGCTAGCTCTGTAGTCATTTTATCCTTATAGTAGTCTTTATGCATAGCCATAACACGATCGACAGATTCATCCCAACTCTCATAACGGTTTTCATCATCAATGTATCGGGAATAAGATTCGTAAAATTTAGTTTGAGACAAAAAGTCTCTCATGTCTAGACTATTGGTCATAGAACACACCTCTTGCGTTTGAATTTTTGGAATTAGGTATTATATATCAGATCACGAATTTTGTAAACAGTTACTTGAGTTTTTCGACTGCTCGCGATCCAAACCAGAACGAAATAATAGCGGCAAAGATAGACTGCGACTGTGGGTCCCAGATAACATCAGAGATATCGGACAAATTCAGTCCTGCTTTCATCGCTTCCATTACTAGTACGGTTTTATAGAATAAGAAAAAGCCAAAGAAACAGTACGTAATAATAGGACGTACACCCTTCTTCAATCCTGCAAAGAATCCAGTCTCTTTGGAGATTGCAATGTCATGCTCGATCAAGCGCTTATGCTCTTCATGATCAGCCATGTCTTTCAGGTAGTCGTGCTCAGCTGACTGCATCTGCATTTTAATTTCTGCAGAAGCTTTCATCTTAGCTAATTCGTGCTTCTGTTCCTGAGCTTTATTAATCGTCTCAAGAATCTTAGGAGCGAACGACGTACCAAATCCTAAAACGGATCCAAGTAGTGCGAACATTTAATATTCCTTTTTACGCCTCACGAAAGCTTTGAACTTCATGGGTGTAGGAATAGTCGCAATGTTCGCAGTCGTGGTACCTATTGTTTCATTTTTTTGCTTTGTTATCTTTTTCATTTTATTAATATATTCTCTATAAACACCCGCAGCGCTTTTTTTGCCCATGACCCGTGCTCTTTGTTCCATCGCTATAGCAGCTTGAATTTTATGAGCATGACTTCTACCAGAGTTTTCGATTTTCTTAATTGAGGCCTCGGCATCATCGACAGTGGCAAACTTTAAACCGTGAATAGTGCCCTTGGGATTTTCGTCTGTATACAAATCCGAATGTTTATCAGAGCCAGCTGGTTGTCCTTTTTTGCGAGGAATGCGCTTGTTTTTGGGTTCAATCTCTTTTAAGATTCTCTTCTTGTCGAGTGGATTAACCTTCATCTCGGTGAGAACTTTCTCGACATCGACGTCATAGTGTTCTCTTAACAGAGCCAGTGCAGCAATATACGAAGCAACTCTGGTTTTACCGCCAGGTACGGTTTCAATCAATCTCTTCAGATTAAACACGAGTCTATGGAACAAGTTAAACGCAGCCCGTTCCTCGGCTGTTTCAATCTTCTTTTCTTTCAGCCTTTTACCGGTTTCATCAATGATCCCAAGCTTAAAGGCCTCGGTCTTCCTAAAAGGGGTGACCAAGAGTTTTAAGAATCTGTACGTATAGATGGTATCTGCAACAAATGAGACGGCCATTATATATTCCTTAAAACTCCTACTACTTTAGGATCCATGTCGATCCCAGTTAAATCCCCTGGTAGAATGTATTTTAATTTTACCAGGAAGGGTTTGATTACTGACCAATATTTATATTCCAATTTTAAAGCCATGAGCTTGATTCCAATTGGAATAGTGAACACGTTACAAAAAACAATAATGTGATTCATCAGTAGTCTATCAGGCAAATCACCAGTGTCATGGTACCGATTGATGAGTCTCTTGATATACTTGATTCTATTCAAGTCTTCGTAAAACTCGTCAGTACTAGAGCACTGGTGATTGATATAATGTTTAGCCGCGACGATGATGTAGTTTTCTTCAGTGACGTCGACGTGTTCACTTAAAATTTTCATAGTTTAGATCTGAGATTCAAGATCCTCAATCATTTCAGCTTTAGTCATGGAAGTATCTAATTCAATTCCATGGGCATCCAGTGCGTGTTCAACCAGCTGTGCTTTAGTCAAAGACCAGTGATCTACATCTGGATTGGCTTCAGTCAGCATCTCAGCTTCTGGCTCAGGGTCTGCTTCAATGATTGGTTCTGGAGCCGGAGTAGGCGCAGGCTTATTCATCTGTGCCAGTTTCCATTCCTTGATGTCAACCGGACTCAGACTGCGAGCTGCGAGAAGTTCACCAGTGATAGGATCAACCCACCCTTTGTTTGTGGGTACAGCGGTTTTTGCAAAAGAAGGAGGCTTAATCATACTCTTAATCCTTTAATTATTCGTTTTCATTTGTTGTAAGGCTTTGGTGATACCGTCGATGATCTCAGCCTTGAGAGGATTTACAAAAGAAGTGTCACCCTTGTTAGCGATAGGATGATTGTGCTTCAGGGCTTCTTCAGCACCTTCCTTGTTCTTTCTGTAGATTTCTTCGGCATCAAGAGCAATCTCTTGCTTATGCATATTCAAGTGATCCTGCTCGTTTGGAGAAGCTTTACCAGGACGTGGCACCTGCTTGTTGAAAGTGTCAGAGGTGGCATCATCTGGACCGTGCTGTGCGGTTCCAGCTCCTTCGTTGACAGATTCAGTAAAGTGCGAATGAGCTACTGGAGTCTTCTTCCTTGTTTGAGAACTGGAAAGGTGTACTGTATCACCTTTACGATGCGCGGTTACCTTAGTACCCGTCTCATCCTTAAAGCTTGTCTTCTGATTGTCACCGAGCTTTTTGATTGCGGCCTGATGCTCAGGGTGAAGCGGATAGGAGTGCGATGTGCCGTGATTTACCGTCATCATCCGGCCGAACTTATAATTTTTCTTCTGTACAGTTACAGCTTCGTTCATCAGATCATCGTGATTTTTCATTGCGTAATTGTTTGCATCTTCTTCGTCTTTGAACTTGGCAACGACCTTACCAGACTTGTTATAAACGCAGTACATCTTCATCTCGTCGTTGTACTTCACGTGATCCTTTGGATCCATCTCCGTATGAGCAGCATCTTGTAAGTCTTTTTTAAGTTGTTTAGCTTGTCCAGCGTGGGCTTTACTAGCACCTTTTAGTGCTTTGACAACTGCTTTAACTGTATCAGTGTCTTTTGCATCCAACGCTTCTTCTACTGGTTCCGCGCACTCGCTTTCTGCGTTTT